CCGCGAACGGGCTGAACTGCTTGCCGATGGCAGCGGCTGGCACCGCCGCAACAAGATGAAGGACGCGCTGATCGACATCCTGCGCGCCCGCCATGATCCCGCCGTCTGGGCCGAACTGCTCGCCGAAGCCCGTGCGTGCACCGAAGCGGAGGATCTGTGATGGCAGAACTTCCCACCCCGCCAACGCCCACACTGACGGCCATCTATGCCGCTTACGAAAACCTCCAGGGTGACGGCTTCCGCGAGCATCTCGGCGCATCGCTGATCGGCAAGCCCTGCGGCCGCGCGCTATGGTTTGATTTCCGCTGGGTCACGCCTTCGCGTTTTTCCGGTCGCATGCTTCGCCTGTTCGAGACTGGGCAGCGCGAGGAAGACCGGATCGTCGCCAACCTGCGCTCGACCGGTGCCACAGTGCTGGAGGTTGATCCCGAAACCGGTCGCCAGTTCCGGGTCGAGGCCCATGGCGGTCATTTCGGCGGTTCCCTTGATGGCGTCGCCCTTGGCCTGCTGGAAGCGCCGAAGACCTGGCACGTGGTTGAGTTCAAGACACACTCGATCAAGAGCTTCGCCGACCTTGTCGCCAAGGGGGTCGTGAAATCGAAGCCGCAGCACACCGCCCAGATGCTGATCTACATGCACCTGACCGGGCTGACCCGGGCCATGTACATTGCGGTCTGCAAGGACACCGATGCGCTGCATATCGAGCGGATCGAGGCCGATCCTGAAGCTGCAACGCGGCTGCTCGACAAGGCCAAACGCACCATCGAGGCCCAGCATCCGCCGGCCCGGATCAGCGATGATCCGACCTGGTTCGAGTGCCGCATGTGTTCGCACCATGCTGCCTGCCACACCGGCGAAGCGGCTGCGGTGAACTGCCGGACCTGTCTGCATTCCACGCCCGTCGAGGGCGGTTGGCACTGCGCCCGTCATGACCGCAGGCTTGGTGCCCAGGACCAGCGCCGCGCCTGCGCCCGCCATCTCTTCATCCCTGATCTTGTCCCCGGAACCGTCACCGACGCTGGCGAGGATTTCGTCGCCTACCGCATGGCCGACGGCTCCGACTGGCTGAACGACGCGCGCCAGAAGGAGGCCGCAAATGCTTAAGCTCCGCCCCTACCAGCAGTCGGCGATCGCCGCGATCTACAGCTACTTCGAAGACAAGAACGGCAACCCCTTGGTGGTCATCCCGACCGCTGGCGGCAAAAGTCTGGTCATGGCCTCGTTCATCGACGGGGTGCTCAAGGCCTGGCCCGATCAGCGCATCCTGGTCGTGACCCACGTCCGCGAGCTCATCGCCCAGAACCATGCCGAGATGCTGGGACTGTGGCCGCAAGCTCCTGCCGGTATCTACTCGGCCGGCCTCGGCCGCCGCGATGCCGATGCGCGCATCCTGTTTGCAGGCATCCAGTCGATCCACCGCCGCCCTGCGGAAATCGGCCACTGCGATCTCATCCTGATCGACGAAGCCCATCTCATCCCGGGCAAAGCCAGCACGATGTACCGCAAGTTCCTTGATGCGATGAAGCGCATCAACCCGAAGCTGAAGGTGATCGGGCTGACGGCTACGCCATATCGCCTGGACTCCGGTATGCTCCACGAAGGCGAAAATGCACTGTTCACCGACATCGCTTACGAGGTGTCGGTCCGCGACCTGATCATAGCTGGCTACCTCAGTCCGCTGATGTCCAAGCAACCGCAGACCAAGCTGGATGTGACTGGCGTCGGTACGCGCGGGGGCGAGTTCATCGCCCGTGATCTCGAGAAGGCGGTCGACCAGGACGCCATCACCAAGGCCGCAGTGGGAGAGATCATCGCCTACGGAAAGGACCGGAAGTCGTGGCTGGCCTTCTGCTCGGGCGTCAGTCACGCAAACCACGTTGCCGAGGAATTCCGTCGGTGCGGGATCAGTTGCGCGACGATCTTCGGCGACACCCCCAAGGATGAGCGCGATCGCATCATTGCGGAGTTCAAGGCCGGCAAGATCCGCGCGCTGGCATCGATGGGGGTGCTGACCACCGGCTTCAACGCCCCGGCCGTCGATCTCATTGCCATGCTGCGCCCGACCAAGTCGGCCGGGCTTTACGTTCAGATGGCTGGGCGCGGCACACGGCTGGCGCAAGGCAAGGACAACTGCCTTGTCCTGGACTTCGCCGGAAATGTGAAACGTCACGGCCCGATCGACCTCGTGAAGCCGAAACGGCCGGGTTCGGGCGATGGTGATGCGCCGGTTAAGCTCTGTCCGGATTGCGACAGCATCGTGGCTGCCGCGGCGCTGGAATGTCCGGATTGCGGTTACATCTTCCCGGCCCGCAAGGTGAAGCTGACACCCACCGCGTCGACGCTGGCCGTGCTGTCGTCTGGCAAGCCAAAGGGGCCGCAATGGCTCCAGGTCTCCAACGTCTCTTACCAGCGCCATGAAAAGCCGGGTGGCCGCCCTTCGCTCAAGGTCACCTATCAGTGCGGCCTTGGCTGGCACCACGAGTGGATCTGTCTCGAGCACACCGGCTACCCCCGCACTAAGGCAGAGGCATGGTGGCGTGAGCGCGCGCCGGGCATTCCTGTGCCGCGCTCGGTCTATGCGGCTCTGCAGCTGGTCCACCGCCTGCGCCGTCCCAGCCACATCGCTGTGCGCCCGTCGGGCAACTACACCGAAATCACCAAGGCAAGGTTCGACACATGCCATACGCCAACCCCGGGCTCTGCTCGGTCTGCCATCGCGAACCCCGCGGCTTCGGCTGGTTCGTCCCGCACTACCGGGTTTCCGATCCCCGCCGGGACGAAAGCCGCAAGTATCTTTGCAGCCGCGACTGCCAGGAACTCTGTCACCGGAGGCAAGGCATGATCAACACCAGCCGCAATGAACAGGCCGCAATGGTCAAAGGGGGACAGGCCGGTGGCCGCTATCTCGAACAGATCGGCAAGACCGACCTTGTAGCGCTGACCGACGCCGAGTGGTCCGCTTTCGTCGAGCACCTCATCACCGAGTACTGCGACCACCTTCGCGAGCTTGCCGCCGACATGTCGGAGTGCCCCTTCTGATGAACACGTCCTTCATGGCGCGCCATGGTTCGCGGCTACTGGCCAACGGCTATAGCATTCTGCCCATCGCGCCCGGCGGCAAAAAGCCAGGCCGCTACCAGCGCGGCGCATGGGTCGATTACCCCGAATGGAACCGTCATGCCGAGCGGCTGACAACCGAAGTCGAAGTCGCGACCTGGTCTGCTTGGCCTGATTGCGGCATTGGCATTGTCGGTGGCGGCGTTGCCGCCATCGATATCGACATCCTGACGGATCCCGACCTTGCGCTCCGGATCGAGCGCCTGGCTCGCGCTCGGCTTGGCGACACCCCGGCGCTGCGCATTGGCCGGGCGCCGAAACGCCTGCTGGTCTACCGCACAAGTGCGCCGTTTCGCGGCATTCGCCGGGCCCCGCTCGAGGTGCTGTGCCTTGGCCAGCAGTTCGTGGCTTACGCCGATCATCCCGATACCGGACAGCCCTACGCCTGGCCCGAGGAAGGCTTGTCCGAACTCGATCTCGATAGCCTGCCGGTCATCGACGCGGATATGGCCGCCGCCTTCATGGAAGAAGCGCTGGCCCTGGTCCCGCCCGAACTGCGGCCATCCAGTCTGACCTCGGTCTCTGCCAGAGCACCGGCGGTTCCGGCGCATGCCCAAGCCGGGACGCATGACGCTATTCGCGCCGCGCTGCAGTATCTGCCCAACAGCGATCTCGACTACGACAGCTGGGTGCGGATCGGGTTGGCCATCAAGGGCAGCTTGGGTGAAGCCGGCAAGGATGTCTTCACCGACTGGTCCGATCAGGCGGCGAAAAATGATCCTGCCGTCACCGAGAAGGCGTGGGCCAGCTTCCGTCCGGACCGGATTGGTGCAGGCACCATCTACCATCTCGCCATGGAACGCGGCTGGAAGCCCGAGCCCGGCATGGTGCTCGATGGCAGTCAGCCGACCGACGGATGCCATCCTGCTTCCGGCATGTTGGCCCGGCTCGACGTTGCGGCAGATGCCGATGCAGTGACTGCGCCCGCCAGCTTCAACCTCACGATCCCGGGTGGGCTGGTCGGCAAGCTGACCGATTACATGCTGTCGACCGCTCGCCGGCCTCAGCCACTGTTGTCGCTCGGCGCCAGCCTTTGCGCGATCGGCGCGCTCATGGGGCGGTTGTACCGGACTGAGAGCAACCTGCGCTCCAACCTCTATGTGGTCGGCATCGCGGACAGCGGATCGGGTAAGAACCATTCGCGTGAGATCATCAATGAAGTGCTATTCGAGGCTGGCCTTGCGAACCACCTGGGCGGCAACAAGATCGCGTCTGGCGCGGGGCTGCTGACCGCCTTGCATCGTCAGCCCGCGATCCTGTTCCAGATCGACGAGTTCGGCATGTTCCTTTCGGCAGCCGCAGACCGCAAACGCAGCCCGCGCCATATCACCGAGATCCTCGACAACATGACCGAGCTCTACACCTCGGCCGGCGGGATCTTCCTGGGCGCGGAATACGCCAATCGCGACGGCACTAATGAGCGGCGCGACATCGTCCAGCCTTGTCTGTGCGTTTACGGCACGACGACCCCCATGCACTTCTGGGGCGCACTGCAAGGGGCCAACGTGGTGGACGGCTCGCTCGCCCGCTTCCTGATCCTGCCCAGTGACGAGGACTACCCAGACGAAAACGTCGCCGTCGGGCTTCGCACCCCGCCACAGGACCTGATCACAGGGCTCCAGCTGCTGGCGTCGGGTCCAGGGCAGCAGCGCGGCAATCTCGCCGGCACGACATCGGGGCCGCAGACCGCTGTCGTGCTGACAACGGTGCCGATGACCGACGAGGCACGCGCGCGGTTCAAGGCACTGAGCGGGGAACTTACCGGCGAATTGCGGGCGGCTGCGGGCACGGCCTTTACCGCCATCCTTGCACGCATCGGAGAGATCGCCCTGAAGCTCGCGCTAATCGTGGCGGTGGGCAAAGATCCGGTGGCTCCCGTCATCGCGATTGATGACGCGGACTGGGCCATCGCTTTCGTGCGGCACTATGCGCAGCGGGCAATGGAGGCGGTGGACCGCCATGTCGCTGATACCGAGACCGAGGCTCACCTTAAACGTCTGCGTGAACTGATCCGGGCAGCCGGCGCCAAGGGCATCACCAAGTCTGAACTGACACGCGGCTCACAATGGCTCAAATCTCGGGACCGCGATGATATCATCCAGACCCTGATCGAGAGCGGTGACGTCACAACGGGCATGCGCAGTTCTGCCACCAGGCAGGCCATGGTCTACCGACTGGCGCGCTGGTCGGGTAATTGGCGGGACGCGAGTGGCAAAAAGGTCGCCACACACCTCCAAGGGCCATCGTGATGCATCCCCCCTTTGGATGGTCCTTCAATGGCCCAATATCCGTCAAAAGCAGCTTTATGGCATCCAAGCGCATGGATTTACACAATAAAATCGGGTTTCGGAGAAAGTTCAATCTTTCAAGGGGTGCCTTATATATCCCCTCGCGTACGCGCGCGTTTTAAAGATAGAGAGGTGTACCCCTATAAAAATAATAATAATTGAAATATTATATATTCCCTAGCCTACTCAAGGGGTTGGGCGCTCCGATGTTTCAATCGGCCCAGCTGAAACCCCATGAAGATTTCCGGCGGCAGTGTCCGCCCGGATGACGACCTGACCAGACCCGCTTCGGGTCCGGGCGAGCTGCCAGCCTTCACCGGCCCAGTCCTCGCCCCGACCGCCCCACACGAAGAGGAGGTCGTCATGACCC